GAGATCACAACTTAAACTTCTCCAAACTTGTGCAGGTTCAACAGCAACTAGAAGAATACAAGAGCAAGACAGGTCGCGTGGATTTCTCCGACATGATTGCCAAGTACATAGACATAGCAGAGCCACCGAATCTGGATCTCTTGATTGTTGACGAGGCACAGGATCTTACACCATTACAATGGGAGATGGTAAGAAAGATGTCTGAACATGCGGACGAGGTGTTGATCGCGGGAGATGATGATCAGGCTATCCACCGTTGGACGTCTGTAAACGTCGATGACTTCATTAACTGCACAGATAGGGTTGAGGTACTCAATCAGTCGTACCGCTTACCACGGAGCGTCTGGGAGCTTTCTATGGACATCTCACGGCGTATACCTGGTAGACTGGAGAAAGAGTTCTATCCAAGACAGGAAGAGGGCAGAGTTACGAGGGTCATGAGCCTATGGGCATTGCCGTTGGAACAAGGATCATGGACAATCATGGCTCGAACCAACTCGTTTGTGAATGACATAGCTGAGTTCTTGGAGCAGAACAGATACTTCTATAGCCGCAAGGGGCACTGGTCTGTGTCGGAAAAGAAACTGGAAGCCATGTCTGTGTGGAAAGATATCACCAGTGGCAAGGGCGTGTATGTCAGCAGGGTCAGGAAGATGTACGAGATGGTGCCCAAGACAGGCAAGGGTGCTGTTGTTAAACGTGGTTCTGCAAAACTGTTGGATGCGGCTGGCCCAGACGAACTGTTGACCTACGACAAACTGGTCAAGGAGTTTGGTTTGTTAGCCCCGATAAGCACGGATCAAACGGACATCATACGTTTGTCGGATGAAGAAAAGATCTATATCAGATCGGTTGAGCGTAGGGGTGAGAGCATATATAAAGAACCAAGGATCAAGATCTCTACGATCCATGCCATGAAGGGTGGTGAGGATGACAACGTAGCGGTATACTTGGGATCTACCAAAGCATGTGTAGAGGGTAAACATCCAGAGGATGAAGACAGAATATTCTATGTGGCAGTGACTCGTGCCAAGAGGAATCTCTACCTTATAGAGTCGGATAAAAAATACAGGTATGAAATATGAAACTACCCGATGGAAATGTTCTTATCAGCTTCAGTGGTGGTCGCACCTCTGGGTATATGTTGCATAGGATACTGGAGGCTAACGGAGATCTACCAGATCGCGTGAAGGTTTTGTTTGCCAACACTGGGCGTGAAATGCCAGGGACACTGGACTTTGTGCACAACATAGAAAAGAACTGGGGCGTAGACATTACGTGGCTTGAGTATTCGAGGGCACCATCCAATCGATATCAGAATGGTAAGGCACACTTTCAGACGGTCAGTTGGAACTCCGCTGCGCGAGAGGGGGAGCCGTTTGATAAGTATCTTTCTTTCAACATGCTACCAAATGTATTCCGTAGATCCTGCACTCAGGAGTTGAAGGTCAAAACTATGCGTCGGTATCTGCTGTCTATCGGGTGGGAGCACTGGACAAACACCATCGGTATCCGTGCAGACGAAGCCAAGCGGGTAAAGCCAAGCAAGGACAAACGGTGGGACAATTGGTTTCCGTTGGCAGATGCAGGGGTCACGAAGCAGGATGTCATGTTTTTCTGGAAACAACATGAGTTCGATCTGAAGATTACCCCAGGATCAGGGAACTGTGACGGTTGTTTCTTGAAGAGCGAAGCGACACTAGCGGCTATGTGGCGTGAGTATCCAGACCGCATGAAGTGGTGGCAGAACTGGGAGGAAACAAAGGACAGATCATTCCATGATGTACGCACGTACAAAGAACTGGGAGAGTTTGTAGGCAGACAGGGGGATTGGATCTTCGATGACGAAGCTTTCTTATGCCAAAAAGATGAGGGAGAATGTACAGGATGAAACGCAACGACTATCTAGATACAGCGAAAGAACTGATCAACGGTAACAGAGCAAAAGACTATGGAGATGCGAAGGATAACTTCGACCGAATAGCAACTGGTTGGAATGTAATAGTACAGGACGCATTCACAACACACGATAAAATAACAGCAAAGCATGTGGCTCTGATGATGGACTGGGTGAAGACCTGTCGATTGTTGGAGACCATTGACCACAAAGATTCGTGGATCGACAAGTGCGGATATTCAGCATTGGGAGCAGAGTTTGAAGATGAGCCAAGGTAATCTATTTGAGAAGGATCATGTCATCGCAAAGCAGATGAACCAAGGAAAGGAACTAACGTGGAACATTCCATCAGAGTTTCCTGACCTGACACAGTATAAGCAGATCGCAATCGATCTGGAAACATGTGACCCAAACCTGACGACGTTAGGGCCAGGATGGGTTCGTAAAGATGGATACATCGTAGGTATAGCCGTAGCCGCAGGGGATTGGCAGGGATACTTCCCGATCCGCCATGAGAACGGTCACAACATGGACGCGAGGATCGCGCTCAAATGGCTACAAAAACAAATGGCAACGCCACACATAGATAAGATCATGCACAACGCAACCTACGATCTGGGTTGGCTACGTGCCGAGGGCATCAAGGTTGAGGGTCGAATCATCGATACCATGATTACAGGGGCGGTGGTTGATGAGAACCGTTGGTCATACAGCCTGAATAACTTGGGTCGTGACTACCTCGATGAACGTAAAGATGAGAAGTTACTACGTGTATCCGCAGCGGAGTGGGGCTTTGATCCCAAAGCAGAGATGTACAGGTTACCACCAGAGTCTGTCGGACGGTATGCGGAACAGGATGCGGGTATGACTCTGCGTTTGTGGGAGCGTCTGAAAATCGAATTGGATAAGCAGGATCTCTGGAACATCTGGAACCTAGAGACAAGCCTGATCCCGATGATGTGTGACATGCGCCAATTGGGTGTACGTGTAGATCTGGATAAGGCAGAGCAAGCTAAGAAACATCTCAAAACTAAATCCAAGCAACTCAAAGACGAGATATTTAAACAAACACAGATAAAGATAGAGCCATGGGCAGCGGCCTCAGTAGCCGCAGTATTTGAGGAGTTGAACCTAGCATACCCTAAGACTGACGCAGGCGCTCCCTCATTCACCAAACAGTATCTCAATACCCATCAGCACCCTATCGCACAAATGATTGTCAGGCTGCGTGAATTTGACAAGGCAGAGAGTACGTTCATTGAGACAATCATGAAGCACGAACACAACGGTCGTATCCATTGCGAGTTCCATCAGCTTCGATCCGATGACGGTGGGACTGTGACCGGGCGATTCTCGTCGTCCAACCCAAACCTACAGCAAATTCCTGCGCGAGATCCTGAGATCAAGAAGATGATCCGTGGTTTGTTTATACCAGAAGAAGGAACCAAGTGGGGATCGTTTGACTATTCGAGCCAAGAGCCGAGGTTACTGGTGCACTTTGCGGCAAGCCTGAAGGGAGCGTTCAAGCATCCTATCGTTGATACAATCGTAGAGGAATACCACAGTGGTGATGTGGATCTGCACCAGATGGTTGCTGACATAGCAGGGATCAAGCGTAAGGAAGCGAAGGTCGTAAACTTGGGCATCATGTATGGTATGGGCAAAGGCAAACTTGCCGCGCAGCTAGACATCTCACCTGACGAAGCAGGAGAACTATTGGCAACGCACCGTGAGAAAGTGCCGTTCGTTAAGGGGCTTGCGGATCTGGCAAGTAAACAGGCAGAAAACACAGGACAGGTTCGCACGATACTAGGGCGTCGCTGTCGCTTTCATCTGTGGGAGCCAAGAACATTTGGATACAAGAAGCCGTTGCCTTACGAAGATGCAATGAAAGAGTACGGTCAGCCCTTGAAAAGAGCGTTTACTTACAAGGCGTTAAACAAATTGATCCAAGGATCAGCAGCCGACCAGACAAAAAAAGCTATGGCTGATTGCTATTCAGAGGGACTTTTACCTATGCTTACGGTTCATGATGAGTTATGCTTCTCAGTAGAGGGTGACGACCAAGCGCGATGCATCAAGGACATAATGGAGAATGGGCTGTCGGACGTCTTGAAAGTCCCCTCTAAAGTTGACGACGAACTCAAGGACAACTGGGGTGAGATAGATTAATTCTTTATATAAGGATTAGTATTAGTCGTCGGCGCTGAACGCTGTACTTCTTCCTTTGGATCGAGGGGTATGCCTCTCATG